TAACTTGATAAGATTCTTAACAGCTTGCTCATGATGGTATGGGATTTGTAAATCCGATATAACAAGATAGCGGGCTTTAGTCATCGTCCTCATCTTCGTAGTTGCCGAACTTCTCTGGATCGACAGGGTCTGGCAGAATCCATGCAGGATAAGACTGAACATCGGTAATCATAAATAGCGCAACACCTTCAGCAAAACCAGCTTTGCGCAATGACTTCCAATACTCATGTAATCCAATGCAGTAAGCATCCAGCTTTGAGTAACCTTGTTCCTCTAACTGTTTTGCTTTTCTTGCCATGTCAGAATGTTACCTGTCTAGTAGGATGTTATAGATTTCATCGACTCGTGTGTTGAGTCTTTTAATCTCAGACAAGAGATGCGTAATGACATACCCAGATAGGCCACCGATAATTGCCAGTGTTGCTAGGTATAGCGTGAAGAAGTCAGACTGTGTCACTTTTTAGGAGTCGCATATCCAAAGACACCAGCTAGAACAGCCCAAAGAATTGCGCGGTAGTCAGCTGCGAAGTTAGTAGCAGCCCATGCTGATAGAAATGCTCCAGCAGTAAGGACATAAGGGTTCTTCATATTCATTAGTTTGCTCCTAGCATAGGTATTTGAAAAAACTCACCCAGAAGGTCAGCTTCTTTCTTAAAGCTGACATGCATGTGGTGAGTGTGTTTGTTAGCCCCTGTGTATTTGCGCCACTTCCAGTTAAGGACGGGAGACGCAATCCTGCCGTTAAAAATAATGTACGAGATGCGCTTTTCTGTCTTAGACTTGCAACTGATTCGAAGTTGATCTGCAAGGTCTGGCATGATATGCGGTTTGACCCCTGCACCAAATAAGTCTGCGTCAAGGTCAATGGCACGAACCCAGCCCTGCTCATCTGGATTATGATCAGACTTGCGAGCAGCGTGTCGGGTATCACCGACCCAACCATCCGATGCCCTATCACGATCTGGGAAGGAATCATCTAACTGCTCTCTTAACTGGATTGCAGCTTTAGAAAGTTTAGGCTTCACTTGCCTAACTTAAATCCTTTTGGCAAGGATAAAGCGTTATCCCATTTGTAAATGTATGGAGGAGTACCATCTGAATCATCCCGCAACTCAATAGTACCGCGAATGCCAAAATCTTCAACAGTTAATGTTGGTACTGCTGCAACAATATCATTATAAAGTGCCATTGTTTATGCTCCTAAGTAGTCAATTTGAAGGAAACCTTGTTGTCCATCACGATAAACATCAAGATTGCCACCGCTTGTTTGTATAGCGTTTAACTCTATGTAGTCACCAGCAGCAAGATAGAGAGTTGCATTTAAGCTAATTCCTGGATACTGACTTCCTGTACCGCTAATTGCCTCACCAGAAATTATGACTGATGCTCCATTTTTTTGTAGTCTTAATTGGCGATAACCTGTTGTGTTACTTACAAAGACAGCCGATGCCTTTATTTGATAGTAACCAGTTTTTCCAGAAGGAATCGTCATTCTGCCTGTATTTGTGGCCGTACTGTGATAGGTATTGGTGTCGTAATACTCTGAATCATAGGTGACGATTGTCCATGTACCAGTTGTAAGAGTTTGTGTTGCACTTGAGTTATAGACATATGCACCGCTATAAGTTGAACCACCAGCAGAAGGTGTAGCCCAACTTGGAACACCCGATGCGACTGTTAGCACTTGTCCAGATGATCCAATACCCAAGCGAGCAGGTGTTGATCCACTAGAAGAATAAATTGTGTCACCTGTTGTAGTCATAGGGTTAGTCATGCCAGCACTATCGGCTGCCCACTCTAAACCTGTAGCTGTAGCACTGTTGGCTTTAAGAACTTGTCCATTAGTGCCAACTGCTAGGCGAGCTGCTGTATCGGCAGCAGTACCAGCAATGATGTCACCTTTAGCGTCGATGATGGTTTTAGCGACCATTGTTCCCATAGTGGTGTCAATGGCATCACCCATTGTGCGAATGGCTAACGCGCCATTTTTTACCAGATCGGTGTTATCGGGTTCTGGCCATGAATAAATCGGACTTGTTGCCATTTAAGATAGTACTCCTGTCGCGTTGTTCCAGATAAGTGTAGCATTTGTGGTTGCCCATGTTATTGTGCTAGGCACAACTGTATCCCATTGTGTCGTTGAGAGTGAGAACTCTGTAGCTGTGATGTAAAGGGTCATATCTACAAAAGTAGGGGTTGCCCGCAATGCTATGTTTTCAACAAATCCCTCAAAGGTTCCCCCTAGAAGGTTAGTTGGTAGGTTATTAATAAGAACTGGCATACCAAAATAAGCTCCAATGAGACTGTCTAGCATTGAACTACTCATGCTTGGATTATCTAGGCGAAATGTAACAGCACCAAGTGAGGCTTTTGGCACGCGCCTTAGATTTAGTTCCCTGTTAGCAATGTCAGTAATTTCTGCTAGGGTCTTTATGTTTGAGTCAAATGAACGCTCAAAGAGGCCGTAAGAGGCTATAGAATCGACATCCGATACGCTGTAGGTTGAGCCGTATGCCGTAGCGTAACGATAAATAAGGCTATTACGGATGCGAGCAGTTTGAGTTATTGATTGGATAGAACTGGGAGTTGCATACGCTCCATCAAGGAAGGTATAGCCATTTGTTGAAAGGTCGTTAGATCGATGGTCTGCATCTGCATAAGAGACATCTCCATCCTTCTCCTCATAGATTTGACCTAATGCACTATTAGAGATTTGGTCTGCAAGGGTCTGAGATTTGGCAGAAGCACTAGCTGCAACAGCAATCATTGTGTAGAAACCTGAGTCAATAGTGCCGATATAAGTCTCGGCTTCTGCCCATGTAGTTGTTGCTGGATATGTATCCCATGTGACTGTTGGGGTGACTTGTTCCCAATTCAAGTTGAGAGCAGCGCCAAGAATCTCTGCAATTTGTGCGCCATCTAGAGCTTCTGCAAGGGCAGTGTTATAAACAGCCTTAGTCAGTTTAGCCAATGATCCAATACCTAGAATTGTGCCAGTAGTAATAAAACCACTCTCGTCTGGACTTCTAACCCCAATGTTAAAGTCAGATACTTCTCCACCAAAGACAGTGACATAAGTACCGCTAGTGTTTTTTACTTCTAAAGTAATCGGTTCAGTTACATTGATTGTAAAATCTGCACCAGTGGTGTTAATAATTTGTACTTGGCAGTAACCAGCAGTAGGTTGTCTATCAATGTCTAAGCGACCAGATGCAAAAGAGACAGAAGTGACAGTTGTATAGACATCGTCACCTACAGTAATTCGCCATTCTGGAAGCCAAGTCATTAACGAAGCCTTAGAGTGCCACGATCAACTGCGCCTTGCAGATACTGGTCAAGGGTTTCGGCAATGGCGTTAGGGTCTCCAACACCAGTGTTAATAGTTATGTTAAAACTGTTTAGAGAACTGTTAGCAAATGCTGCTGCATCTGCTGCATTCTGTGCATCTAGCAAGTCAGCCATTGCATTGGCTCGGGCTGTAGCAGCAGCTGCAAACTCCTCTATTGCTGCCATAGATACACCGCTTGTTGGAATCTTTTCTACAAAATCACCAATAGGAATACCAGCAGAACTAACTCCGCCTTTACTTGCACCAGCCCCAGTTATCTTTGGCTGACCAGTTATGTTACTCATAGCGTTTAATTTAGCGATAGCAGCATCTAAGTTAGCAAGATTGATTAAGTCTTTAGGTACAATTTTATCCAAGATAGACTTAATATCGGCCAATTTAATGTCCTGCTTTTGGAGTGTTCCTAAGATTTTAAGGTCTTCATTAAGTTGCTTTGTAGCAGCTTCAATGCGGGCAGTGTCTTTAGAAGCAATAGCATCTTCAAGATTAGCAATATCCTGCTTAATCTTTAGGCGAGTAATGTCATTAGTAATGGCTAAAAGTTGAGCTGTATTAGTTACCTTGCCCAGTTGCTCTGCTTGATTAAGCATGGCTGCGTTCAATTGGATAGCATCCATATTAAATATGTCTTGACCCTTATTAAGGGCTAGGTTAGCCTTATCAATTGCAGCACCAAGTTTTTTATCTGCAAGAATCTTTGCTTGAGCTGCTGCTTCCTCTTTTGTGAGTTTTGTAATCTTAATCTGAGTTTTTAGATAAGTGCCAGCCTGAATAGGGTTTCTTTGCGCTCCTACTTCAGCAATACGGCGAGCCTTTGCTCCTGCTTGATTGAGCAACGTAATGTAACTGCCAAGAATAGGAATGGCTTGAACTATTGCTGCGCCGTTGAGACCGCCAAGGCCGGGAATGTTCTTAATTGCAGCAGTTAGAACACCAATGCCACGAATTACATCTCCTGTGTATGTCGCTAAATCTTGCATACTTGTTGCTAGGTTATCTACAGTCTTATCATCGCTTAGCATAAGCAATGCATCAATAATGCCAGTGCCAATAATTTCTTTTACATTCTCGGATGCAACACCCAATTTAGCCATTGATCCTGCAAAGGTTGCAGCGGATGCAGCAGCAGAACCCTTAAAGGTCTTGGCTAATTCGTCTGTAATTTCCTTGAAAGATTTAGTCTTAAGGTCTGCCTTAGATATACCAACACCCAATTTAGAAAGTGCAGTGTTATTTCCTAAATATGCTTTGCTCAATGCTCCTGTGACAGCAGATAAATCTTTTCCAGTTGAAGCACTAAGGTCTAGTGCCAGACCCATTAGTCTTTGAGTCTCGGCAGTATTTCGTGTGGCTACCGCTAGTTGCTGGTAACTCGGACGAAGAAGATCATCGACCACACCGAACTCGCTCTGGAGTCTCTGGATGTAGGATTCAGCAGAAGCTGCATCGCGCTCTAAGCCGACATTCTTGAGGGCTAGGGCTAATTGCTTCTGAGCCTTTTGGTCTGCTGCTGCTGCCTTGACTGCAGCTTTTCCATAAGCAAGAACAGCAGTAGTGCCAAAAGCAAGTCCAAAAGTTTTTGCAAGACTTTTAACAGAATTAGTTAGTTTCTGAGTCGCGGTATCAGCTTGCTTGAAGGCTTTATTGCCAGTGTATTCTGCTGCTAAATTAATGACTACGGATGGATCAACTGCCATTATTTAACTCTCATTTCTGCATAGAACTTTACTTTAGAGTTCTCAATAGCCTTAATAATTGCTGCATTGGTCTTACCGCCATCTTCAGCCCATGCGCGAAAGATTGCTCGACCCTTCATTTTGCGCGACCTGCGACCAGCACCAGTCTGATTATTGGCATCTACTATTTGGCCATATTGATTCATAGCGTCAATAAATTGTGCGCCTGCTTGAGGGTTATTGCTTTTAGATTGATTCTTATTACCAGAGCGAATCATCTTGCCATAGTTGGCTTGGCTCTCACGCACAACTCTAGCCATAGGAGCCTGCTCGCGACCATTAGGATTCTTACGACCAGCAGTCTCATAGATTGCGCCAGCAGCAGATGCATTGACAACACGCGCCAATGCTCTAAAGCCTTGCTTGTTAGGTCTAGATGGTGTGGTCTTATATCCAATACCGCGCTTGGCTTTTCCTGTACTCCAAATACGATCACTGCCCCAAACAGTTGAACTGCTTCTAGCCCATCCGCTTATAGGAGCCTGTGAAGGGATAAATCCTCTAGCCTTATTAGTAATTGGCTTAAGAAGATTGCCTAACTCTTTTTGAGTTTCTTTAGCTAGGTCTGGAGCAAAGTTTTTGAGAGCCTTACGGAGTGCGATTGCGCCCTTTACTTCTGTTGGCATCGCTTATCTCCTTTTGCTCATCTTTGAGACCCTTCAACAAGGCTTGAAGCATTATTGGGTCTAGCTCTAATAACTGCTGTGGCGCGATTCCCAACCTAATGCTCAATCGAGCTATTAGATAGGTGAATGGATAATCGCGCTTTAAGCTAAAGGGTCTGAGTCCAACACCTCAACGGATTTTAATCCCTCGATAAACTCAACCCCGAAAGGCTTAACAGTTTCACCTGACCTGCGTGTTACTTCCCATGCTAACCAATAAACCGAAGTCTGCATTTCGTCTTCACGAAAGCTGCGGTGGAACCCTTTTTTAGCGTATAACTCGAATGAGTACTCCACTGCTGGAGTTATCTCGCCCTCGATAACGCTTCCATCTGTACGAACGATTTTAAGTCTTGCCATGAGCTGCCCCTTTGTTTAGTTAGATTATTACCAAGTACCAGTAGTTGCGTAAGAAGTTTTGCTATTGCATGTGAATGTAATATCAATCATTCCTTCATCGCCAACTGCACCATTGATGTCTGTTAGGTTATCTACAAGGATTGTACCTGAATATAGAACATTAGTAGCTGATACAGCAGCAGATGAATCTTGGATTGCTTGGAAAGCAACTGTAGTTCCAAATGCAGCCTGAAGTGTTGGTAGGACGCTTGCTGTTGCTGTGTCATTCAAGAATGAAACAGTCAAAGAATCTGAAGCGAGCCCAGTAACAAACTTATTGGCGGTATCGCCCATAGCTGTGACAGAAATCTGGTCTAGGACTCGGTTGAGAGTGAATGCAGTAACATGATCAGAAAGATTGACTGTAGCAATCTTAAGCCCGACCTTGTTGTTTAAGAAAATTGCCATTGATTATTCCTCATCTTTCTTGGTTGATACTGGCTTTGGTGCGGGTTCGCTGACTTGACCAATCTTTTTCAAGAAGGCCAAATCCTCTGGTGTTAGTGACATGTTAGCTCCAACTTGTTAGGATTGATACGGACATCTCGCAACTAAGTAGGTCAGTCCCACCAGCATTGAGAACACTAGGTGCGCTTATTGCGCTTACATTATAGGTCAAAGTAGATGCAGCGAGTAGGTTAAACACTCGAACTACGAAATCTTCTATCCCGTTGAGGTTGCCTTCATTGTCGAATAAAGGCGTAGTAATAATAATCTTAAAGTTAGCCAATGGGCTTACTGTGTTACGAGCGTTATTGCTAGGAGTAATGTATTCATCCGCTGGGCTGACTATGACTGAATTAACTAATACTTGAGCAGGCGGAAACGCAAAAGTCTGCCATTTTGAGTTATCAATTAGAGCTGTGGCAAGTGTCGTTCTAAGAGTAGTGAGAGCAACTGTCATTATCCCACCATGGAGCGTGGGTCAAGTGCGTGGGATATCAATCCTCGCACCTTAGCGAGAAGCTGTGCGCTCATTCGATAAGGGGAAGGCTGGAAATCGACAAGGTTAGAACCTGAAAGGGAAGCGGTTCTTGCTTGCCATATATCAACAGCGATCATCAAAGCTGCTTGCTGGATTGCCATATCGGTAGTCCAGTCCGTGTAAGTCTCACCAGTTACTGTGCCAAAGGGTTCAATAGGATGTCTTGGCTGTTCTACTGTGTGAGTTGTTGTAACAGTAATTGAATACAAAGCAACAGAAGTTATTGTTTTAGATCCGTTGTATTTAGTACCTGAGTTAGCAATAGTTACAGTCTGACCAACATAAAAAATGTCAATTACTGGAATGTCAAAGTAAAGAGTTCCTTCGCCCACT